GTGTCTTTCCTGCCGATGGATGGTGGTACTTACAAGCAAGCACCTTATGAAGAATGTGATGAAGAAGCCTATAACAGGCTAAAAGCTCTAGTTCCAACCACTGTAGATTGGGAGAACTTCAAGGAGTATGATGACAATGTGGAAGGTGCTCAGATGTTGAGCTGTACTGCTGGAGGTTGTTCTATCTAAAAGATTTGCTGCTGCTCCCTTTAGCCACCCTTCGGGGTGGTTTTTTTATGACTTAAATAAAGCTCTTTCGTCATTGCGACGGGTAACTAAGCCTTTCAGGACTTTACCGCCACCTATCGTGTACTTGAGAAACTCTTCTGCAGCACCGTCCATGTTTCCTTTAAGAACCTTTTGACGGAGGGTTGATCGCTGTAGTGTCCCAAGACCAACATTGAAACTGAAGCTGACAAGAGCATCAAACTGACCTTGTGTAAGGCTAACAGGACAGTATCGCTCGACACCAAGCTCAAAGTTAGCCAAATCTCGTTTAAGAATATCATTTACTTCACTCATTGGTAAGACTCTATTCCATCCATCAGGGATAGGTAGGGCTTTACGCTCCGCTAGAGGCACTTTAGAATGATTAGGGTCAATGACATGACCCACCCCAACAGTCCAAAGAAGAGCAGGACATTGATAAGGCTTGGTCCTGACCCCTTCATGATGCTTAATAACTTCGATAGCTTTATCACTTACTTTCATTTCTTAAAGGCTTGTGTTCCAAACCAGAAAGATACGACAGAAGCCCAAATGATTTGAGTCTCGTTATCCCACAGATTGTCTAATGCAATAGTGAAATCGACACCAGTTCTCCAAGCATACATGAATCCAAATATCTCTACAAAAGCAAATAGGATAAACATACCGTAAGTAATAAAGCTACGAGTAAATGCTCTAGCGTTAATCACCCATTTAGATGCTCCTTCGCCAATAGCGATGTCATGAGCATAGAGAGCTTCTCTTTCTTTCTCTGCTGACTGAATCATTATCTGCTCAGTCTTGATTTCTTCTACTTTGGCTTGGGCGATGTAGCCTTCCTTGAGCATTTGTAACTCACGTTCAGTCTGCAGCTTAGCCATGTTCATTTCATGGGCTTTATCAGATTTATCCTGAAAGAAGTCTAGCAGCTTAGGTACACCACCAGCTAAGAAAGATATGAGAGTTGACAACAGTGTTAACATTATTTATAACCCCAAGTTAAGTACCAAGCAATAACTGCAGCAGCAGCAAAACAATAAAACTGTACTCGTCTTACAGCTTTTAAATCGTGCTGATACTCTTCTTTATGTTTCTGTTCCATCTTTTCTATATCTAATTTTATTTTCAACAGTGCTTCCCACTCTTTAGCACCATGTTTCTTAATAAAGTCTATTTTTAACTTTGCTTCGTGGTCGCTAATTTGTTTCTTGCGATTCCAGTCATTTAGTGCTTTGATAAGAGCAGTTTCTTTTTTAAACTCTGCTTCTCTAGCTGCTCTACGTCTTTCCTGTGCTTTTGCATTTGCTACGTCTGCAGCATCTTGTTGTATCGCTTCAATTTGTTTACCTAGTGCTTTACCGCTTTCTCGACCAGCATCAAGACTACCGGTGAGTGTTTTTACTCCTTCGTTTATTCCGTATGGATCGGGCATATCTAATCATTTGTGTAGTGTTTATAATTATTGTGGGACAAATAAACGCTGTAAGTCTTCGTCGCTAATACCCTGTACTGAGACATTACCTTGAGGTGGATTTAACGCACCTGTTAAGAGACCACGATAGCCTAAGTTTGATGCTCTTGGTGTTGCTCCAGCAGCAATCTCTTGAATACCTCTGGTAGCAGCTTGTCTTCTTAAATAGCTTTGCAATAAATCAGCACTAAGACCACCACCAGCTAGTCCTAAAGCGATTCCCTGTGTTGGAGCTTGGGTTGCTAGACCTACCTGACCTGCAGCCATGAGCTGCGACCTAAGAGGACTAAACTTAGCAATCATACTAAGCACTGTATCAAAAGGACCACCTTTGGCAACACCTTTAATGATGTTCTGCTCAGACGGAGTAAATAACTTCATCTTGTCTTTGTTTGCTGCAAGGTTAATAAAGCCACGACGGATAAGTTCACTCTCTGATGCTTTAGGATCAATCGCTCTAACTTCAGCAACATCTAAGGCATCTTCTAGAGTTTGTGCTCTACCAGCGTTTCTCCAGTCTTTACGAGCAGACATGATATCTTTAACTGCTTTGTCAATACCGTCTTTACCAGCAACAATGTCTTTACCGTTAATGTTACTAATGTAATTATCTACTTGAGTAACAGCCACATTCGCTAAACGCTTAATATTAGCATCTGGACTTGTTTTTAAGTCATTCAGCGTAGCTCTCATTGCATCTATCGTACTGAAAGGAACTGAATCATTACTACCTAGCATACGAGAAAGTTGAGTAAGACTTGCGTTTATTTCGTTTGCCTGTGTAGAGCCCGGAACCATTCTATTCTCATCAAGGGCAGTACTAATCTGATTAAACATACGCTTAACGCTATCAGCCTTAACAGTAATACCGGCATTGTCAACAGCTTGATATGACTTTGATGCTCTGTCTTTAACTTGAGCAATAGTCTCTCTTGGACGATATTTGTAATCAATACCTTTTCCTACAGAAGCAGCAGCAACTGTACCTGTTAGGATACCAGCAATAGTGGCAGCAGTATCACTACCAGTAATTTCTTTGACTACTTCTGCAGTTGGTTGAGATACCACACCTGCTGCTGCTGACGCAGGGATTTGTCTAACCAAATCAGCAGACAATGCAGTTACATTAGGAGCTACCTTAGCCATGCCAGCAGTACCAGCCATTGCTTGTGTACCAGCTTGTACAGCTCTTTCAGTAGCATTTTCAGGAGTTGGTAATACACTACTCAACATCTTCTCTTGTTCGCCATAGAACGAAGGCATACGGCTTTCAGAACCAAGTGCTTGAGCACCTAGATTATAAACACCTCGCCCTGCCTCTAACACTGCAGTCGCAGGAGATGTAAATGCTTCATACCCAGCACGGGCTGTGAGACCAATCTGACGACCAATCTCATCCATTGTAGAACGACTTCTCGGAGCAGCCGTTGGAGCTGTTGCTGCTGGAGCTGGTTGGACTGGCTGTTGTGAAAGTTGATATCTTTCTAAAATATCTTCCTGCGTTGTTCCATCAGGGACATTACGAATAAGTGTGCCATCAGGCATTTTGACATCAAAAGGCATTATTATTTCCTTTTAGGAAGAGTACTGAAATCAACTTCGGTAGTTTGTGCTGGAGCTGCGGTAGTTGAAGGTGCAAACTCATACGGCTCTACTTTCTGAGACTTACGACGAGATTGAATAATACCTTCTGTTTTATTTTTAGCTTTCAATACAGCATTGTTAAAATTCTTCAATGCGTCAAGTGTAGCTTCTGAGTCATATTTACCGTATGCAGCAATTAAAGCATTAGCAAAACGTAATACGTCTTTATCGGTCTGAACACCTTTTTCGTTACTAACTTGTAAGTTAACAGCAGTATCTACTGCAGACTTCAACGCAGCGTATTTACGACTTTCTTCTGAAGAATTACCTAACAAGTTCTGAGCAGAATACAAAGCTATTTTAGATGGGTTTAAGTCTAAAGCTCTAACACCTTTTTCGTTCTTAGTTAAATTAGCAATAGACGGTAACAATGCTTCAGACTGAGCTGTTAGGTTATCAATCTTAGCTAAGTCAGCATCTTCTGATTTCTGTAAACCAGCAGACAGTGGCTTAGGTGGTTTCTCACCTTTACCTGCAGCAATCTCTGCTCTACGAAGTTTTGCATCTTGTGAGCGTTGTAGAACTTGAAGAATCTTATCAGGAGAACCGTATTTAGTAACTACATTGATAACCTGCTCATCAGTTGCATTAGGACCTAAGCCAGCTAACTCAGCACGAAGTTTCTCTTCTTGTGCAGCAGATAACTCAGCTTTGGTAATATCGGCTTTAGTCTTTTGAAGACCCAAAGAAGACTTCTCACGCTCATCAGCAGCAGCAATCGCTTGCATAGCTTCTTGTGGTGCAAAGGTTTTAATCGCATTACCAAAATCACGCAGACCTTGTGGATCGGCTAAATTAAACTGAGAAGAGAGTTGTTTAATCTGCGATACTTTAGCCAACTCAGGGTCCTGTAGACCAAGCAGACCACCAGCAAGCTGTCCTACACCACGACCACCTTGACGTAACGCTAAGTTCGCTTGCTGTAGTGGGTCTAGCTGAACAGCTTGAAAGTCCTGGTTAAATGCTTGCTTTTGTTGAGCTTGTTGATAAGCTGCTGGATTAACCCCAAATAAACTTCCGATGATATCTGTAGCCATTATTATTCCTTAGTATATTGGACCAACAAAACTCGGCGAGGATTGATTTGATTGACGAGTAATTAGATTATCAAACCAGTTAGCTGTACTATTACCGCCACCCATACCACCCATTGACTGACCAACACCTTGTAGTGTTTGACCAAATGGACTGTAGGAGTTGTAAGCTAAGGATGATGGAGCAGCAGCACGTTCACCGCTTAATACAAACTCACCTTGACGAGCACCAGCATCAGAAATAGTTCTACCTAAACCAAGACTCATCTCATAAGGAGTCATTCCTAGTTTCTCAACATCAGAAAACAGACCTAGAGAAGTACGAAGTGGGTTGTAGGCAGCATTTTGATAAGACTGCATATCTCCTAAGAGACTAGCACCGCTACGGTTTAAACCAGCACCAGAACCGTACAACTCAGCACCAAAGCGTTGATTGGCACGACCTTGGTCTTGAGCTTGTTGAGCAATGTTTAAATCCTGCTGTGCTTGAGCATTAAACAAAGCTGCATATTCAGGATTAGATTGCAGCATACCTGAAGTTGTTCCACCAGTTGCTAAACCAGTACGACCTGTACGGAATACTTTATTAGCAGTAGCAGCTCTATCACGCTCTCTACCAGCAGCTAAA